CGTATTACTTGCACTTCCTATTGTGCCTCCATCAGGAATAGTTACATTTGCTGTGCCAGAACCTTGAGCAACAAATTGTAATTTTCCAGTTGATGAATTATACTCTAATATTTTTTCATTAGCAATATCTGAATCATCAATATCATCGCTATCAAGTACATTAACAGAACCACCACCGCCAATAGTTGACATTTGTAAAGATGTTATATTCTTAAAGTTTAAAAATTCTCTAGTTAGTTTTTCTAAAGTATCAATAGACCTCAATCCCTTCATCTTATCTTTTTCTAATTCATTTGCAACTTTCATTTCATTGATATGCGACATTACTTTGTTCACAATATCAGGATCAGATTCTACTTCTTTTGGTAAAGGAAATCCTTGATTAAGTTGACCATATCTTTCAAGCACTAATCTTCGTGCTTCTGGATCAAGAATAACTTTTTCCTCTTTTATAGGACTGATATCTACAGGTGGTTGTGGATCTATTGGTTTGTTATTAGGTTCTACTTTTAATTTTAGTTTTTCAGGTTCTACTAATAATTCTTTTTTCTTTTTAGGTTTTGCTTTATTTGTTAATTCAGAAAAAAGACCCTCTAATGCACTTATCTTTTTTTCTTCTTCAGCAATTTTTTTACCTAAATCTTCTTTTTCAATTTCAATATTTGCTAAAAAACTTTCAAGACCTTTTTCTAAATTCCATTGTTTTAATTGTTTATCAGGATCAATTGATATATTTGAAATAGGTTTTATTGTACCATTTATTCTACCTTCTTGTAATTGGGCTATTTTTTTTTCAATATCAACATCAATGTCCATAACTTACCTAGTTACGCTTGGTGTTATCGTAACTCTTCCTTCAATTCTTCTAGTTATTAAACCAGCACTAGTGGTTGTTGTCAAGTCCCAAACATATCGTCCTTCAGTTAATCCTGAAGTTACGGTATCTGTCAATGTGATAGAACAAGTTCCTGCTGTTGCACTTACTATTGCTGTTGTAAAAGATGTAGCACTACTTGATAAATGCGTCTTTCTTAATTTACTTGTTACTGTTTGTCCAGTTAAATCTACAACATCCCCAGCAGAATCTTTAATAGTTAAAGTCTGGGTAAAGTCAGCGTCTTGGTCAATAGTTAAATTTTGTATCGTTGCCATTAGTCAAATCCCTATGTATTTAAATCTTTACTTATATTTATAAGATATTTGAACAGTAAATATAATACTATTTTTTAGATAATTTATATCCTTTGAACCAGGCAGGTAGACCTAGTAAAGGTCTTTTATCAAATGCATTTTCTTTTGCCATTTTTGATCCTTTTTTATTATAGTGTAAAAACACTTGTCCACAATCTTTACCTGTAAATTCTTCTCGCCAATGTTCTAAATCACATCCTGAATATATTAACATATCGCCAGGATTTAATTCTACTTTAATACCTGCTTGACTTTCTTTACCAGTTGGATCTAAATATATTGGCCAATCATCACCACCTAAATTTAATGTTGTAGATATTTCGCAAGAGTATCTATCTTTATGTCTTGCTAACACATCTCCCTTTTTATATATTCTAGCATAAGAGTATGTTTCTGATAACTTTAATCCTGTATGTTTTTCCATGACAGGTTTGACCTCTTTCAATAAAGTTTCCATTGCAATATCACTATAATGTGAATATGAATTAGGTACCTGTGAATCATTCCATACACCGAAGTATTCTGTAAACGGTGATATATACCTTTCATCAAATAAAACTCTTGCAACTTTTCTTTTATTTAAGAAATACTTATAGACAAAATCTGCTAACTCTGGTGATATAGCATTTTTTAATACGGTAAATTTATTTTTTTTGAACGACATCTTTTCCTTTCAATTTCACTTTATTCTTAATTAAATTTTTAACAAAATCAGGTTTATTTTTTTTATCAAAATGACCTAGTATAGTTTGAAGAAATGCTTTTTTCATATCTTTATTAACCTTGGGCATTTAATACCGCCTTTGGTACAGCCTGACAATTAAAATGTATAAATCTAAATGGTTCGTATCCCATATCAACTGCATATTGATGAGGTATATATGCTGGAAAAAATATTATTGTACCTGGTTTAATTTTATAATGTATTTGTGTTGAAGCATAAGTTACATTTTTTCTATCTTTTTCTGGCAACCCATTCATTAAATGACCTGGTCTTGGATCTTCAAACAAAGGTAAAGATGTTTTTTCACTACACTTTAAAAAATAAAAACCAGACATATGTCCATTCCAATGTGTGTGTAGTGTGTGATGTCCACCACCCTTTTTAGCAAATTCTTGCACCCACATTTCTGTAGTAAATATCTTATAATCTTTTAAATCATATCCCATTTCTTCTAATAGATTATGTGATGTTGCACCAATGTAATTTGTTAAATCTGCAAAATCAGGATCATTCATTAAAGTTGTTGAATGAAATACAAAACCCATATCTCCTTTGTTACCCAAGTCTTTGTTTCTTTTATCTATTTCTTCTTTTAAGTTATTCTTTGCTGTTTTGATATATGGATCAGAAGCTTTGTTTAAATTATCTACAAATTCAGGTGCATATCCATGCCAAGTAGGAGAAGCAAAATATTCTTCTCTATTTAATTGTAAAGGATAACTTTTATTTTCTTTTTTCATATTTACCTTTCATTATTAAAAATAGTTAAAATTTATAACCATTCTATTTTTACAATCGGTAGAATTAGTTCCCGAGTGTGGTGTTTCTGTATTGAAAAACACAATTCTATTCTCTTTTGCCTCCACCTTTTCATTATCAAACATAGTATATCCGTTGTTATTATTTACATAATAGATTGCGCCTTTACAACTAAAGTCTTGATCTTTATGTTTATCGTACTGTATAAGTTTATCAGAAACTGGATTTAAATTTGCTTTAATTCTTACTAGTGCTTTTACATCCATCTTTAATATAAGAGGATATAAAGTATCAAAGTAATTTGAGTTTATTTTAAAATCTTTGTAAAAGACATGAGTAAATTGATAATTAAAAAGACTATCATCATCTATATCAGGATTAAGTTTATAGTCATTAAAAAACCAAGGAAACATATCTGAACTCATAGTTTCATTAAGAAGTTTAAAACTAGTTTCATCTAAATAATTATCTACTATTTCCATGGCCATCCTAAATTCCAAATAACTAAACTTTTTCTTTCACCTCTTTTAACAGGACAAACTCTATGCCATACAAAACTAGGAAAAACAACTAAAGAACCTTTAGATAATATATCTTTACATTTTACAGGTTTATTTGGTTTGTCAGGATCTTGTTGTCTAAAATCAAACTCTAATTCACCACCGCTGTAATCTTTTTCGTCTGATAATGTAAGTGTTACAGATAACTTTCTTATCTTACCATGAGATGGATCATTAGTATTTGCTCTATTGTAAGGACCAGGCCAACTATCACAATGCCAATCATAAAATTGACCTTTAGTATATTTTGTAAATTGACAAGATTCAGAAAAATCCCATTGAAAATTCCAACCTGCTTGTTCATTTGCTGTACGAACAAAAGGTTGTATTTCATTATAGATCCATCTATCGTTCATCCAAACGATATCAGAATTTCTTTTTTTCTTTAAGTCTTTTAATTGATTTTTATTTAATCTATTTGGATCACCGTAACCACCAGTAACTGCCATTTCATCTTGTATTGATTTGCCGTAACGAACAATATCATCACAAATATGTTCTGGAATTGCTGATTTAAAATAATAATAATAATTTTCTAAATTCATTTCAGGTCACCTTCCTTATAATATAACCGTATTATAATATATTTATAACACTTTGTAAAGTCGTTTTAATTAACTCCACTCTCCTTCTCTTTTCTTATTATAGTGAGTTTTAAGATTAAACATTCCAGATGTATAGAATCCTGCAAGTTGTTTAACAATTACTCTACCAGAACCTCCAGCAGCAGAATCGTTATTACTACCACCATTAGCACCACCGCCACCACCAGTATTAGCGTCACCAGTAGAACAAGCAGGTACAGGAGCATTATGAGTTCCAGCACCTCCGCCTCCAGGTCCACCTGAACCATGAGAACCAGATGAAGCTTTTCCGCCGCCTCCGCCACCTGCGCCCGGCAGAAGAGCAGCAGCAACGCGCGCAG